CTAACTGCATCGTAAAGAGCATTCATAATAATTTCTCTAGCGATCTCACTATTTGACCATGGTGTATTATTACCATTGTCAAAATGTTTTTGATCTACACGTGTGCCATTTTTAGTATAATGTGATAACATTATATTCTCCGTGCGTATGCCTGCATCTTTCCCTGCAGATTGAGACTGCTTACCTCTAAGCCATTCCGGAAAGGTTTGGTATTTATTAAAAGTAAACATAATTCCACTATAACAGAATATCCTATGTATTCAAGGACATTATTGTCGCACCTACAATGTTTCACGTGAAACATAGAGAAGAGCATGTGGGCGGGNCCCACCCATATAAAAAAATAAAAATTTTTTTCTTTTTAGGCCTTGACAATTATCCTATAATAACCTATAAACAAATCAGTTGTAATAATAACAAAAACAGAAAGGAATACATTATGCAACCATTAAGAAAAGACCACGTTGATAGGTGGAGTGAGTTTGTACGAGATGAATTCGGAATTGCTTTTAATAGAGCGGAAGAAGAAATCGAAGTACAAGCGCAAGAGAAAGTTGAAGAAGTTGGTAAAGATTTTGCCAAAGAACTTAAACTTAATCTTAAAATAAAAGAGTTGGATAAAAACGTAAACGCGTTGAGAGATTTCCAAGATAAAAAACAATCTATGGAAAATGATTTACGTTATAAAGCTCAAAAAATCGCTGATGAAATTTCAGAGATTTATAACAATAGTAAAAAAAGACGTAAATGGGATATGAATAACATCTCTATTGATATTAAAGATGACAACGATCCTGTTGAATACATAACAAAGAAAATTAAAAAGGCTTGTTATGAAGAAGCAAAACGTCATTTTACATCGAAGCATAAGTTNTATCATGCTTTAGATCAAAAACGTAAAAAGTGTTTGAATATACTTTATACTGGAAGCCATATTCAACCGACTTTGAGCGAGTTATCTAAAGAAATGAAAACCGCTAACATTCAATTAGATTTACCTAATTCTTTATTAGCTTTACCAAGTGGAGCGAAATAATGATTAGAGCGATTTATTTTGCACTTAACTTTGTAATGATCTTTTTGGGTGTGGTGTTAGCAATTCACTTTGATTTGTGGATTGGTTTATCATTAATAGCTTTATTTACTTTTAAATTCTTTTTGCAGTTGCCAAGTACAGAAAGCAATAGAAAACTTGATGAGAGTTTTAAAAGAAATAAAAAACAAATGGAGTTTAAATTTGATAAGTAAATAAATAAACGTGGCGCGTTGGGAGTTGCTCCCGTAAACGCGCCACCGAAAAAATTATAGAGAAGAGCATGTGGGCGGGGCCCACCCGGGGAGGAAAAAAAATGTGTTGCATAAAAGACACACTTTAAAAAAAATGTGGATAACTTTAATTTAATATTGGACATTATAGGATAAATAAAATAATCTCTTTTTATTAACTTAACGAAAGGAATACAATGAAAAATACGATTAAAAGAATATTCAAAATGAATGAGGTGTTAGTAGATGTACTCGTTTATTTGGATAGTACAAAACAATCGAATACTTTAATTAGATCTCAAGTAGATACAATTGTAAATTTTGAGAAAAAATTAAAAGAAGACTCAAACAGAGAAATTGAACTGGTTCAAATTAAAAAGAGAGCGGGGATATAATGGCACTATTAGTACACTACCAAAACCTAAAGCACTTTGATGCAGATAAAAATCAGTGGTTAGGTGAAAAAGGTCAAAATGCAATTGATCTAAAAAACCAAGCGGACACTCTTGGTTGGTTGATGATGTCAATTGGAGTTTATGAGATCTCAACAAAAACTATTGATGAGATGATTTTTAGAGTAAAATTTTTAGATTTTATTCATGGCTCATCATACTTTGTTGGCAATCCGAGTGACACGGATCTTCGACAGCTATTTAAAAATCATTTAGGTTTAAGAATAGCTGTCACTAACACTGGTCTTAAAAACATCAGCACACGACATAAGTTTATGGTCGCTCAATTAAATTCACTGGAGGAAAAAATTATGGAACAAATAAATAAATAGGTTTCGTTAAGAAATAGGCCATGCAGTATTTGCATGGCCTATCCTACATTATCCTATGCAGTTTCTGCATAGCTCTCCAGAGAGAAGAGCATGTGGGCGGGACCCGCCCAGGCGCGCTTCGCGCGCTTTTAAAGGGGACCCTAAAGGAATTACTTTTGACTTTGTTTTATTTATTATTTTTTTAAGTGGGGCTTAGTTTTGTAGGGGTCCCAGACCTACCCTATATTGTTTGATTTGGATAGTTAATCATGTATAATACTTTACCACCCATATTGAAATATATGCTAACTGTTGAAGATATTAATAAAATAGAAGATCCGATTGAGCGAAGAAAGCTTAAAATACAGATAATAGAACGTCATAACAGAAAAGAACTTAAAAAAGTTAAAACTAATTTTTTATCTTTTGTAAAAAAGATGTGGCCAGATTTTATAGAGGGGTCCCACCACAAAGAAATTTCAGATAAATTTAATAGACTTGCAACTGGAGAATTGACCCGTCTAATTATAAACATGCCACCTAGGCATACTAAATCAGAATTTGCTTCGTTCTTTCTTCCTGCTTGGATGATCGGGCAAAATCCTAAATTAAAAATTATTCAAGCAACTCACACAGCGGAGCTTGCAGTAAACTTTGGTCGTAAAGCAAAACATTTAATTGACTCAGAAGAGTATCAACAAATTTTTAAAACAAGACTTCAAGAAGATAGTAAAGCTGCAGGACGTTGGAATACATCTGATGGCGGTGAATACTTTGCAGTCGGTGTCCAAGGTGCGGTAACCGGGAGAGGTGCTGACTTATTAATTATTGACGATCCACATTCAGAGCAAGATGTAAACTCACCATCGGCATTTGATAATGCATATGAGTGGTATACTAGTGGACCGAGGCAAAGGCTTCAACCAGGCGGTCGTATTGTTTTAGTTATGACTAGATGGTCTACAAAAGATTTAACACAAAGATTGTTAAACGCACAAAGCAACGAGAACGCGGATCAATGGGAGGTCGTAGAGTTTCCAGCGATCATGCCGTCTGGTGAACCTGTGTGGCCAGAGTATTGGAGCAAAGAAGATTTAGCTTCTGTTAAAGCATCAGCGGGTGTTGCAAAATGGAACGCACAATACATGCAGAACCCAACTTCAGAAGAAGGAGCTCTCATTAAACGTGAGTGGTGGAAAAATTGGGAATCAGAACATATGCCTGTTATCGAACATACAATTCAAAGTTATGACACAGCTTACCTTAAAAAAGAAACTGCTGACTACAGTGCGATTACCACCTGGGGAGTTTTTCGTCCTAATGAAGATTCACCTCGTCAATTAATTTTATTAGATTCATTTAAAGAACGTTTAGAGTTTCCAGAGCTACGTCGTGTTGCATTAGAACAATATAGGTATTGGAATCCTGAAACAGTTATTATTGAAGCAAAAGCATCAGGACTACCTTTGATGTACGAGCTTAGACAGATGGGAATTCCTGCTATGAATTTTACACCTAGTAAAGGTCAAGATAAAATTGCAAGGGTCAATGCAGTGTCTCCACTTTTTGAAGCCGGACAAATTTGGGCACCTCTCGATCAAGAGTTTGCACAAGAACTTGTTGAAGAGTGTGCAGCGTTTCCTTATGGTGATCATGACGATTTAGTTGACAGCACAACACAGGCTCTGTTAAGATACAGGCAAGGCGGATTTATAGATCACCCAGAAGATTATCGAGAAGAAGAGCAACCTAAAAAGAAAAAGAAATTTTATTGGTAATGACGTTTGTATTTAAACACCCAAGTAAGTATGTAAAAAATCCTACTCTTGTTAAAAACATGAAGCATGTAAAACGAGATCAAATACCGCCTTTAAGTGGCCCTAATCCACAAGGCTTGATTAATGAATCAAAAGCATATAAACAAGATAAATTGGAGAAAATAAATGGCAGAAATAGACAAATCGTTAACCGATATAAAAAAAACGGTTGAAATAGCAGGGCCCGAGGAACAAGTAGAGGTCCAACAAGAAATTAACGAATCATTACCAGACGCTGGTGAAACAGAAATTACTCCCACTGAAGATGGCGGCGTAGAAATTAATTTTGAACCTGGAGCATTTAATCAAGCACAAAGTGAAAATCACTTTGATAATTTAGCTGAGTTATTACCAGAGGAAATATTAGGTCCTCTAGGTTCAGAATTAAATCAAAACTACATGGACTACAAAGAGTCTCGTAAAGAATGGGAGCACACTTACATAACTGGATTAGATCTTTTAGGATTTAAATATGAAGACAGAACAGAACCTTTCTCTGGAGCTGCAGGTGCAACACACCCAGTTCTTGCAGAAGCAGTCACACAGTTTCAAGCATTAGCTTACAAAGAATTATTACCAGCAGATGGACCTATCAGAACACAAATCATAGGTGCACCATCTCCTGACAAAGAAATGCAATCAACTAGAGTAAAAGATTTTATGAATTACCAATTGATGGACCAGATGAAAGAATATGAACCTGAGTTTGATCAATTGTTATTTTACCTCCCTCTTGCTGGATCTGCCTTTAAGAAAGTTTACTACGACAGTCTTTTAGGCAGAGCAGTTTCTAAATTTGTACCTGCGGAAGATTTAGTTGTGCCTTATTCTGCAACTTCATTAGAAGATGCAACGGCCGTGGTTCACGTTATTAAAACCAAAGAAAATGATTTAAGAAAACAACAAGTGTCTGGTTTTTATAGAGACGTAGATCTTGGAGCTCCTGCAGAAACAGAATCTGATTTAGAGAGAAAAGAACGAGAGCTAGAAGGAATTACAAAAACAAAAGATGAAGACGTTTATAATATTTTAGAATTTCATGTCGATTTAGATTTAGAAGGATTCGAGGATCGAGGACCTGATGGTCAACCTACAGGAATTAAATTACCATACATTGTAACTATTGAAGAAGCATCAAGAGAAGTATTATCGATTAGAAGAAACTATGAAATTAATGATCCGCAGAAAAAGAAAATTTCTTATTTTGTACATTTTAAATTTTTACCGGGCCTAGGTTTTTATGGCTTTGGTTTAATTCATATGATCGGTGGTTTATCAAGAACTGCTACTGCAGCCTTAAGATCATTACTAGATGCTGGTACCCTCTCCAATTTGCCAGCAGGATTTAAGATGCGCGGCATCAGAATTAGAGATGACGCGCAATCTATAACTCCAGGTGAATTCAGAGATGTCGATGCTCCAGGTGGAAACATTAAAGATGCGTTTATGGCACTTCCATTTAAAGAACCATCACAAACTCTTTTACAGCTTATGGGTGTCGTTGTATCAGCCGGGCAAAGATTTGCTTCGATCGCTGACCTTCAAGTAGGTGATGGGAATCAACAAGCAGCAGTGGGAACGACAGTGGCTTTGTTGGAGAAAGGAAGCAGAACAATGTCTGCGATTCACAAAAG